ATGGCTACAATCAAGATCACTGCGGCGGCAGTTTCGGGTGTCATGGAAGGCGCCAAGCCGAACCGCACGACCTTTTATTTCGATGACGATCTGACGGGTTTCGGCTTCTATCGAACAACGGGCGGTACGGGCACATTCTTCGCCGAGTTCCGGCCGGTTGCTGGCGGTAGCAAGAAGCGCATGAAGCTAGGGCGCGTCGGCACACTGAAGGCCAGCGAAGCGCGCGAGGCCGCACGGAGGGCGATTGCCCACGCCGGCCTTGGCAAAGACCTTGCCAAGGATCGTGCAAACGATCGGGCAAGCGCCACCGTCAAAAAGCTGGTAGCGGACTATGTTGCCGAAAAGGAAATGAAGCCGACGACGCGATCTTTCTACGAGATCACACTGGCCAAACATATTGATCCGCAGATCGGCACAACGAAGGCGACAGCTTTGACACGCGTTGACGTGCAGCGCGCACATGCTGCCATATCGAAGCGCGGCAAATACTCGGCCAATCGTGCCGTCGCGCTTTTGTCGGCCGCGTATGGCTGGGGAGCCAAGAATGGCCACGTTCCGGAGGGCTTTAATCCCGCTGCCGGCGTTGACCGTAACCGCGAGGAAGGGCGCGAGCGATTCCTGACCGCTGCCGAAATGGCTCGGCTCGGAGACGCCATGCGAGAAGCAGAGACGGTCGGCTTCGAAGTAAACGCGGGTAATGCCAAGCACGCCCCGAAAGGCCAGCGGGTTGTGATGCACCCGTCTGTGACTGGCGCTATCAGGCTCATCATGCTGACGGGATGCAGGTTGCGCGAAATCCTCCATCTGCGCTGGTCCGAAGTCGACGCCGAGCGGGGTTTTCTGTTTCTGCCTGACAGCAAGACGGGCAGAAAAACTGTTGTCCTGTCGACTGCCGCGCAAGATGTGCTCTCCGCTCTTCCGCGTATCGGCGTTTACGTCATCGCTGGCGAGAGTGCTGGAATGCCAGATGAGAAGCCGCGCGCAGACCTGAAGCGTCCATGGTCAGCGATATGCAAGCGAGCCGGATTGGAGGGTTTACGGATACACGATCTCCGACATTCCTTTGCGTCCGTTGGCGCATGGTCGGGAATGGGCTTGCCCGTCATTGGCAAATTGCTAGGCCACGCCGATTCCGCCACCACCGCCCGTTACGCCCATATCGCAGACGACGCGTCGAGGCGGGCCGCGGACGTCATTGCTGACCAGATTGCGACCGCGATGGGGGTGAAGTGATGGCGCCGCTTCCGAAGGGCTTCAGTCTGCAGGCTTTGCCGATCTCGGCTGCCATCGCAGAAGGGCGCACAAAAGACGCCGAGAGGTTGACCTACGATATATTGAATGCCGGCAACGCGGATAAGGTCGTGCAGAAGATCGCTGCCGACATGATTCGTCGACACAAGCGACCACGAGGACGCAAAAAATCACTTCCGCAATTTTGGTTGCAAATTGGCGAGCAGTTTTCCTGGCTCCGCTCTGATGGTGTGAAGTATGAGGACGCGTTGCGCCAGGTGGCCGATGAATTTGGCTACTCTGAGACGCACGTTCGAAAGGCCATCAAGGAATATGACGATGCCCGCGAGGCATCGGAAGACGCGACCCGTGAACTTTATGAAGAATGGGAGGCGCGGGACGGACGCCGCAAGTAAATACGATTTATTCGCCTAAATTCGCGAAACGGAAACGCGTAGGTACGTCATGCCACCACAAACAAAAGGAGGTGTTCATGGCAAACCTACGAGTACGACAAGCCGCAGAATATGTCGGCTTGTCCAAATCTTTTCTCGACAAGGCCCGCTGCTTCGGCGCTGGGCCGGCTTTCGCGAAGCTTGGCAAGACCATCATTTACAGCACTGATGACCTAGATGCATGGGTGGCCGCAAACCGTCGCGCACCAGCCAACGATAACCTGCGTGCAGCGAGGGCAGCGGCATGAATACCATTCGAATCGAATACACCTCATTCATCGTCGGCGGATTCGATGCCACACGCGAGGAATATTGGAACGCCTACGAGCCGGAGGAAATACCGGATGGCGAGGATATCGTCACCGAAGTGGAAAGCATCGAGAACTCGCCGGATGGCGGTGTCGAGATAAGGCTTGCCGGTGTTTACGCGTTCACGCCGACAAATAGACAATTTGCCCGACTTCTCAGGTCTATCGGAATCAAAGAATTACACAATGCGGAGGATGTACTGTTCCGCCCGCTCACGTGCCGCGTCGACGATGGCAAGGTGGTGCGTTGGTATTTCCCCGACATGGCAAACGTGCCTGACGACGCCACCGACATGACGACATACGGGCGCAATAAGGCATCTCAGCCGGCGTGGGCCGCAGCATGAGCCTCCATTCCGCCGCAGCCGCATTGGGCGGCGAGATATATAGCCGCAACAAAATCCTTTGCCCCGGCCCAGGTCATGGCAGGGCTGATCGTTCTCTATCGGTGACATTCACGGACACAGGGTTCATCGTCAATTCCTTCGCGGACGACGACTGGAAGGAATGCCGCGATCACGTCAAGGCAGTTCTTGGCCTGTCCGCCGATCGTCCCGTCGAGTACCGCGAGCCAGTCCCGACCTTTGACCCAGACCGCGCACGCAAGCAGAAGAGCGCCGCTGGCATATGGGCGCGCTCGGTTCCCATCGCCGGAACGCTGGCCGAGACCTACTTGCGCTCGCGTGGCCTGACCTACGAGAGCGACGCGCTGCGCTTCCATCACGGCAAGCGCATGATGGTTGCCCAGATTACCGACGCCATTACCGGCGACCCCATCGGCCTTCACCGCACGTTCCTCGACCACGAAGGCAACCGTACGGGAAAGATGATGCTAGGCGCTGCCGCAGGCGGCGTTGTGCGGCTGTCGGCAGACGAGGACGTGACAGCGGGCCTTGCCGTTGCGGAGGGCATCGAAACCGCCCTGGCGGCGCCCTTTCGGCCAGTCTGGGCATGCTTGTCGGCCGGCAACATGGCTCGGTTCCCGGTTCTTGCGGGCATCGAGACTTTGACCATCTTCGCCGATAACGACCGCAGCGGAACCGGTGAACGGGATGCCTTCTCATGCGCCGAGCGGTGGCATGCGGCGGGTAAGGAGGTTGAAGTGCGGATGCTGGCGGAAGTCGGCAGGGACTATGCAGATTTGAAGGAGGCGGCATGAACGCGCAGGAGAAGTCGTGGAAATTTGAGCCGGGCCAGGAGGCTCCGAAGCGTGAGGCGGCGAACGACAATAGCCCTGAATGGGAATTTGACGACGAGCAGCCGGCCGAGATTCCGGAATTTCTACAGCCAGACAAGGTGCTGGCCGACTTCACGCGCCCCGGCGGCTTTGTCGAAGAATGCGTGGACTGGATTGTATCTTCGGCTGAAACCCCGTCACGGGAGTTGGCGCTGTCGGCTGTTCTGCCCTTCGTTGCCTCGCTGATTGGCCGGCGCTACGGCACCACCACACGCGACACGCGGGCGAACATGTATGTTGTGGCGCTCGCGCCGTCTGGATTCGGCAAGGACCATGCGCGAGGTCAATTGAAGCGACTCCGACAGGCCGCAGACGGGTGGCTGGACAAATTTTATGGCCCGGAGCGTATCATGTCCGCGTCAGCGCTTCGGAATGCGCTTCAGGATTGTCCGAACAGAATCTGCCTGATTGACGAGTTTGGGGGATTCGTACGTGATATCACTGACCGTAAATCGGGTGCGCACCTGCGTGGAATTTCGACGGACCTGCGCGATTTCTTCTCCGCGTCGTCTTCACTGTTCGGGGGCGCCGAGTACGCGAACACGAAGGCCGTCACCATCCATAACCCGAACCTGAATATATATGGCACCGCGACACCCGGCCAGTTCTGGTCAGCCATGCGCAATGCATCGGCTGAGGACGGGCTACTTCCGCGTTTCCTGTTGTTCAGCCTGGAGCGGGCAGCGGAAGCCGAACTGGTCGTACCGGACATGCCGGTCGGGACCGTGCCCGAAAAAATCATCGATCGCGCAATCAAGCTTGCTGGCATCAATCGTCACGTCGACGACAAACCCAACGTTAGCCAAGTGCTTGAACGCACCGCGCAGGAGGGGGGCAAACTGCCATTGCCGGTAATTGGCGTCGCATGGACCGACGATGCAATCGAGGCCCTGAAAGTATTCAAGCGCGCCGAAATCAAAGCCACGCGCGAGGTGAGCGAGCAGACCGCGCCGTTCGTCGCACGCACGGCCGAGTATGCGATTAAACTTGCACTCATCCTGGCGGTTACGAGCACGACCAAAAGCGAGCAACGGATTGCCCGTGGTCGTACCAAACACACGTGGTCGCGTCCGCTGGTAGACGTGCGCATCTGGGAATGGGCATCCGGCCTTGCGCGCCGCTGTATCGCTGACATGGTGCAGGCCGTCGACCGCTTTGTTGCCGAGAACGAAAAAGAGGCAATTTCCAAGACCGTGCGCGACGTCATTGCCCGCGCGAAGGATAAGGGCATCACTGAAGGCGGCATCATCCGTGCGCTACCAGAGGGACACACCTCACGCATACGCGCTGAGGTGCTTTCCGACCTGATTTTATCCGGTCGCGCTCGGCACGTCGAAAAGGAACCCGGACCCAGGGGTGGCCCGAAATCGAGCAGGTACTTCGCGGGCCGAGGGTTGTGAGGAGTTATAACTGGGTTACGTCGGAGTTATTTTTCCGTAACTCAAGCCAAAAAGGCAAGCAATATCATATAGATATAAGACTATAGTAGGTTACGTTAGTTATTTGATGGGGGGTCCAGTTTTGGATCTGGAATGGATACCCCCCCAAAATAACCGTCGTAACTGTTTTGACCTGTCAAGTTATTGAAAACAAACGGAAAAAAGGCCGAGGTTACGTTTTACGCAACCCGGTTACTAACTCACGTTACTGGAGCTTCAGCATGACCACCACCACCGAGACCACCACCGACGAACCCATCCGCGATGTGACCGGCCGCCCCGTCACTGTGGCCAAGCCGCGGCTCGGCAGAAGGCTTTCATGGGAGGCGTTCTATCGTGAATTCCCGCACCTCCAGCCCGACAACCAGAACGACCAGACGGACGCGGCGGCATGACGGGGGTATTCCAGTCTCCAGGCCGCCAGCCCTGCGGACCGGTGGGGCAACACGCAGCGAACGCTATTACAGTTTTTCCTCGCGCGTGCGCGCAAGCGCGCGAGGCACCGGGGGCACTTCGAACTCAAGGCGGGCTTTCTCCCTGACCATCGCGACTAGGAACGCTTACGCGCGTGCAAAATGGGGAGGGAAAAGTGGGTACTTTTCTCTTTTCATTTTGGCCACGGATTTCTCTTCCTGGATGCGTCGGTCATGGGAGATGCGGCCCCCGACTTTTTCGCCCGCCGGTCGGGGTACATGCAACTCGACATGCCCGACCTCAGCCAGACCCGCCGTGTTCGCATTCGCAACTAAAAAAGCAGCTTTGATTTTTAATCAGAGGCCGGGCCTATCAGAAGTCTAGCACCTGCTCAGGCCCACACCGGTCGGGCTCAGACGCACGAAACGCCGCAGGTTTCCATCTCTTTTTTCGGGGGGGCGTTATCAAAAGTCCAGACCCTCACCAGCCCGTACCGCCGCCATCCAGACGTTGTGCAAAACGTGTAGAAAAAAGTTTTGCGCCTAACCCAAATTTGAGCCGCGCCAAGACGGCAATCCAAAGGACAGACAAAAAGATGACGAAATTCCGAGGCGGAATGCCGGCACTGCGCTGGCTGGCAAAAAAGGATCCTGCCGCCGCGCTCGCTGTGCTGGAGGAAATCCGCGACTCCCGCCACCAGACACACCGTGGTGCCGAGCCGGGATATCTCGACGCGCGTGACCGCAGCACTGACGATGCAGAGCATTTCGTGCGGGACGGAGCAGACGACACTGACGCGACATGCGCGCCAGTGACTCTCGCCAACATGTCGGAACCTACGCAAGACGGCCCGGATGAGATCCACGCCGAGTCGTTGCACGAGATCAAACCCAGCGAGCGTGATATCTGCCGCGCCCTCGGCTGGATCGAGTTCCCCTATACGGGGCGCTCCGCACCGCTAGGCTGGTGCATGCATTGTGCTTGTGGGTCATTGTCGCCAACGGAAGGCGGTCACCTTCGACCGACCTTTGACGGCCCGCGCGCGCACTTGGCCGGTTTGGTGTTCGCTACCGGTAAGGGTGCCGTCAAGCAACGCGACGGTCTCATGATCAGCTATATCGACGCCAGCGGCAAGGAACAGCGACCATCGTATACCACCAGCAAGCCGCGTGGCGGCAAGCGCCCCCACAGGACCAAAGCCGCGATTGCCGGCTATCTCGCCATGCCCGCGGCTATCTCGTCACCACTGCGCGTTGATGGCTACCGGCGTCCAATGAGCGGCCAGCCGGCGCTCATGCCAATGCGGACACCCCTGCAGCGGCGCGCTCCTGATAAATCGCTCGACGTCTGTGGGCAGCTTGATCGCGTTGGTCGGTACGGCGTTGCAGAAGCGCGGGCGGAATTAGTGGCATTTGGCGTTGACGGTTCCGTTCCTTTCGAGATGCTACCATTCCCGGCCACACGCTGCCCGACCGTCATCGCCCGAGGCTCCCGCTTTGTTGCTGGCATCACAGGCGCAAAACAGACGGCCAGCGTTCCAGCACCATCGTGGCAAACGCCGGCAACGAAGGCCCTGTCGCCGATCCTTCAGGAAGTGGCCAGCCGCGGTAATCTGGAATCGATTGGCGCCGTCCTTGGCTATAAAGGCGGCTCTCGTGATCGTGCCGGAGGAAGGGCTTTACTTGCGGCCGGCAGAGCATTGCTTGCGAGTAACGACAATCGCCCACAGCCCGCCGCACAGGCGGCCTAAGCTTGTTTTTGGTATTGCCCTAGCCGATCTAGAAAGATCGCGTAAGCGCCGATGTATGGCTTAAATAAGCGGTGCCAAATAGCGTAGCGTGGGCGCGTATATAGTGACAGCGGATTTCATCACTCTGTTGTTGTCCTTAGCACTTGGGTCGCCGTTACTGGCGGCCCATTTTTCTATCATTTGCGAAAATAAAGGAGGCAGCCGTGAAACTTTCGGAGGCCGTTGAACTACTTGCGCGCCGCCTCTCCTTGAAGCGCGGGCGCGTCGCGGCGATTGCCAATCGGCTTCAGCACGCTGGCATGATCGCACTGGCCGAGGCCAAGAAGACACCGCCCGACCTTTCGGACGACGAAATGGCCAGCCTTACGCTTGCTGTGCTGGCTGAGAACGGCGTCGAAACTGCCGCCAGCCGCGCACGCGACTATGGCGGTATGACGTCCACTGACGGTTACAGGTTAGCGGAATCACTGCGGGCAGTGCTGTCCGGCCAAGCGCAGCCGGGCGACATCATCGTCCGTGAAGGCGGTGCCCACGCGACTGTGAACGGCAGTTACATCGTCTTCGGCTCACCCGCAGAAGACGGCCCTGCGCGGTTCTGCACGGGTGCAACCCTGTCGGCAATCGTCGCCGAGATACAGGGTCTAACACCCGGCACAGCAGACGCTGTGGCAGCAATCACAAGGATCCACAATGGAAATTACTGAATTGATCGACGCAGCCGCTAAGGCCGCGGTCGAGCATGTAGAACTGCCGCCCCACGTTGCCGAGTTGCTGGCAGGGCGGAGGCAGGACGGGACGTACGCTCTCACTGACTACGCCTTCGGCGTCTACTTTCCCGAGGAAGACCGCGCGGCAAACCTTGCCAATCGCCGCAATGCCCAGACCGAGGGGCGAAACCCCGACGACTACACGGGCTCGGCGTCGCTCGCGCAGATGCGTGAGTCAGCGTTCCGGCAGGTTAATTACGCGCTTTTGACGAGCGGCGGGGTTCCCCCCGTAACCGCCCGCGAAACAATCAACGCCGCCATCGAGCGCGGCAATATCTAGGAGACTACACACATGGCCGATCTGGCTCACATGATTACCGAACTCGGCAACGGCTTCAACGAGAAGACCGCTGACCTTTCCACCCGCCTCAGCGAACTTGAAAAGCGGGCTGCGCGCGAGCCTGCCCGCGATTATGTTGCTGCCAACGACGACTTCCCGCTTTCCGCCGCCTTGCTGGATTCGAAGGACGTTCAGAACCTGACGTCCACGTTCCGCGGTCGCGCTGTCGTCAAGCTCCAGGACGAACGCGCCGACATTACTTCCGGCAATAGCACCGTTGGTGCGGGTCGCTCCGCGGGCACCAGCCTTGTGCCCGGCCATCGAGTTCCGGGTATTGTGTCTCCTTACCAGCGAGAGTTGCGCCTTCGCGATGTGATCGGCTCCGCTCGCACCACGTCCAGTTCTGTTGAATGGGCGAAGGAAACGGGCTTTACCAACAACGCCCGCCCGGTCACCGAGGGCACCACGAAGCCCAAGTCGGACTTGGAATTCAATCTCGTTACGTCGCCCGTGCGCACTATTGCGCATACCTTCAAGATTTCGCGTCAGATGCTGGATGATGCGCCCGCCCTGGCTGCCTACGTAGGCCGGCGCGGTACATATGGGCTTCAATTCGTTGAAGAACAGCAGGTGCTTTCTGGTTCTGGCACGGGCCAGAATCTGAACGGCATCATTCCGCAGGCTACCGATTACGCCCCCGTTTTCTCCGACACGGCTGACACCGCGTTCGATCGCGTGAACCAGGCCATCAGTCAGGCTGAAGACGCTGAGGTTCCCGTCAACGCTATCGTCCTCAACCGCCGTGATTGGCGCCGGATGCTGGGCATCAAAGATGGTGACAAGCGCTATATCAGCGCCCAGAGCCCGTTCGGCCTGCAGGACCAGCGCCTTTGGAATCTTCCGGTGGTCGCGACCAACGCAATGGCCGCCGGCGAGTTCCTCGTTGGTGCCTTCCAGGACGGTGCGACGATCTTCGATAGACTCGACGTCGAGGTGCTGCTGTCGACCGAGAACGAGGACGATTTTGTTAAGAACCTCGCGACTGTCCGGATCGAATCAAGATTGGCCCTCGCCGTGTTCAGGCCCGAAGCCTTTATCTACGGCGATCTTTATCCCGCAGTCAGCGGCTAACCAATAGGGCGGCGGCTTCCTTGGGCTTAAAGCGCAAGCCTACAAGCGCGCAGTGGTGCCGCCCAACATGAGTCATAATCACTGCCGCAGCGCACCTCAGCTGATCCGGGCATAATCCAGCCGCGCGAGCGGTTCCCGTACAGCTATTGCCGGCGCCTTCGGGCGTCGGCTTTTCTTTCCCCGGACAGTCATAGAAAGACAGGACAAACAATGCCAATTGGCACCTTTCAATTTTGGAATGAAGATCGCGGCTTCGGTCGGATAACGGATGACGCGGAGCCTGATGGCCGTGGCGTGTTCGTGCACGTCTCAGCAATACCCGACCGGCGATCACCGGAACACGGTGCGCGCTATCGCTACGGCCTAGAGCTTGGCGTCGATGGTCGCACCAAAGCAGTCAACCTGCGTCTTGTGACGGCCGAGGAAGAAGAGGTCGCGCGTGTGTTCGGGTGATCTCGTTGCGGAGCTTGAGCGCATCGCTCTAGCAGTGCAGTTCCTGTTCCCCAGCCATACCGATCCAGAGCGCTTCCACGTCGATAAGTCAGAGATCGTCCGTAGCCTCCGCGACCTTGCTGCGCAGTCGGACGGCGGCGGCCACAGGTGGTGGAGCAGCGACAGGCCGGGGGTATCCGAAAGTGTAGGCATGCGTTGACCCCACACCGGTTAGGCCCCAACGCGCGCGCATCCGCAATTGAAAATATGGGGGTCGCATCCGACGCCTAAAGTCACCATGCCCGCCATCGCGCGGGCTTTTTCATAGGAGACACATGGCAACCGCATTCAAAATCGAGGGGCTCGCCGACCTGAAGCGAAATCTCGAACAATTCAAGAAATCCACACAGCGCGGCATCCTCGAACGCGCGCTCAAGCGGGCCGCCAAGCCGATTGTCGAGGACGCCAAAATGCTCGCGCCAGTCGATGAAGGCGACCTCAAAAGGTCCATCGGCACGAAGGTAATCCGCAGCAACGCGGGCAAAGCGGCTTATGGAAAGGCCAAACGTGGCGGGGCGTCGGATGCAGATGCGGTGTCCGCGGCACGCGCAGCCAACCGTGCCGCCGCAGGCCGCGGGGCATCCGCCCTGGTCCGGGTACAAGCAACGGCACCGCACGCAATTTTTGTCGAGTTTGGCACGAGCAATCGCAATTATCCTCGCCAACCCTTCATGGGGCCGGCGCTGAGGCAAGGCGAACGGACCGTGCCACGAGATATCGCGGCCGACCTGAAAATCGAAATGGAAAAATCCGCCAAGCGCATTGCAGCGCGTGCGGCGAAGAAAGGTATCAAATGAACCTCAAAATTAACGCGAACGCCATATGCGCCGCTGAGCGGGCGCTTGGAAAGCCATTCGTCGAGATCATCACCGAACTGGAAGCAAAGGAGGGTCCGGCGCTGTCGACGCTACGGGCGCTGCTTGCGGCTGGCCTTGCCACCGCCCGTTGGCCGAACTTCCCGGTATTGTACATCGACGAACACGAAGCCGGCAGATTGATCGACGAGCACGGTATCGACGCCACCGCAGCCGAGATTGGCGGCGCCCTTCGAGGCTATTTCGATACGGTAAGGGCTGCAACGAATGGCAAATAATATTGGCGGCATTTACGTCGACCTTGGGCTGAATAGCGCAAACTTTCAAAAGGGCGTGCAGCAGGTTCAGCGCCAGGCTGACGGGCTTGGCCGTCGCCTTCGTTCCTCACTTGGTGGCATATCGCGCGAGTTCAATGTCGGGCTCGGACGCGGCCTTCTGGGCGGCATCGCAGCCGGGTTCAGTGCGAATGCGGTGAAGGGGCTGCTGGACAGCGCGACCAAGATCCAGAACGCGCTCAAGGCTGCTGGCCTGTCGGGTGATGAACTAACCAAGGTCTATGATCGGCTTTTCGCATCCGCCCAAAAAAATCAGGCGCCAATCGAAGGCTTGGTGACGCTCTATAGCCGCGTGTCTTTGGCGCAGAAGGAATTAGGGGTTACCTCCGCGCAGATCGTCGGCCTCGTCGATACGGTCGGCAAGGCCATCAAACTGTCTGGCGGTGATGCAGCCCAGGCATCCGGCGCGCTTTTACAGCTTTCGCAGGCGCTTGGCGGCGGCAAGATTCAGGCCGAAGAATATAATTCTTTGATCGACGGAATGCCCGGCATCCTGCAGGCTGCGGCGGCCGGCATCAAGGAAGCTGGCGGCTCGGTTGCGAAACTCACCGCGCTGGTAAAGTCCGGGCAGGTATCCAGCAAGGCGTTCTTTGACGGCATACAGGCTGGTGCGGGCGTAATTGACCAGCGCCTTGCCGGCGCGGAGCAAACCGTTTCCGGGGCCTTCGTGCGCCTACAGAACGTGTTGGTCGACACCGCCACCCGCATCAATGACTCCACCGATGCCAGCCAGATCCTCGCAAACTTTCTGAACGGGCCATTGACGCAGGCGATCCAGGAGATCGGCGGCGTGTTCACCGGAGTTGGCGATGGCCCAATTGCTGGCTTTGTCGGATGGATCAACAAGGCGGTGGATGCGACTATCCAGGCGGCGGCCGACTTGGGGCAGGCAACCGGTCTGGCGAAAATCGGCGAGTCATACGGGGCGAAACCGTACATTGGTCCTGGTCGGATTCAGGACCGCATCGACGGCGCGTTTGCGGGCACCGCAGCACCAAAGGGCGATAGGAAGCCTGCTGAGGTCACCGTCAACAACGGTACGGTCACCAAACCGATCTCGCTGGCGGACTATGCCCTGCCAAGCAGCAGCGGCAAAGGCGGACGTGGCGGTCGCGCTCGACAGGACGATTACGCTCGTGAAATTGAGCAGATAAAGGAGCGCACCGCCGCCATTCAGGCCGAGACGGCGGCCATGCTGGGCATCAATCCACTGGTCGACGATTACGGCTATGCGATCGAAAAAGCCAGGAGCAAGCAGGAACTCCTCACCGCTGCCCAGAAGGCGGGCAAGGCGATCACACCGCAACTTGCGGCCGAGATCGAGAACGCCGCTGACGCCTATGCCAGCGCCAGCGCAGAGGCCGACCGGTTGGCGGAAGCGCAAGGCAAGATCAGGCAATCGGCTGAAGATGCGCAACAGGCCGCGCGAGACTTTGCCGGCACGCTCGTTGGCGGCTTGCTTGAGGGTAAGGACGCCAGCGACGTGTTGTCTGACGCTCTGAAGCAACTGGGCAGTCGGCTGCTTAATTCCGGCCTCGATCAGCTTTTTGGGATCGGTGGCAGCGGCGGCGCCATCCTTGGATCGACATTCACACTCAACATTGGAGGCACTCGGTGAGCGCGTTTTATGCATTGGCCCATGACGACAAGATTGAACTATTGACCGATGGGGCCGTGTACGAAGATGACGGCACGCTGACCGCCATCAGGCGCAAAGTTTGGTATTCGGACAAAATACCGATGGCGATCACCGGGCGCGGTGCGGCGAAGGCAGTCGAGCTTGTGGCCTACGCCTTCCTGCTCACCGATATGATCGGCAGCGTCGACAACACGATTGATGGGATTACCAAGGCGCTGGACAAGCTGGCCGATAAGGCGGCCGCGACCGAATCGGAACCGGCGATGATCGAGATGCTGGTGGCAACCATCAGTGAAACACGCGGCCCGATGTTGCTCTATGCGTCGAATGCTAACGCCTACGGCTTGGACTGGCTCGAGCCTTTCAAGCTTTACGACGTTGGCCGCGAGTGGGGAGGTGGCGCACCCATCGATCCGGCGGGCCTCGATCTCAGCGCCGGCCTACGATCTTGCGGTGTTGAGCTATTCGAGCGGATGCGCCGCGTGAGCGACATAAACCCGGCAAGGCCAGACTTGCCCGCGATTCACGGCATAGGCGGCCATGTGGACCTGACGACGGTCACGGCGTCCGGCATTACTGTGGAGCGGCTGCGGACCTGGCCCGACATCATAGGCGAGAAGATCGATCCGTTTCGCGGTGACCTTGCCGAGGCGGCATAATGCGCCCCGTAGTTGCCGACTGGCTTGGGAGGCGGGCTGTGTTCCGCCTTCCCTTAGCCGGGCTGTTCGCCATCGAAGATGAATGCGGCCGCCCCGCATGGGACGTTCTCAGCGACATGCTTGCCGGGAAGACGCGCATCGAGCAACTAGAGGCCGTTCTATTCCACGGCCTACTTGGCGCCGGCGTGTCGCTTGCGGACGCTTGCGCTGTGATCGACCGGACGCGCCAGTCTGGTGGGCAGGTTCATGCCGCTGTGGCGCTTGCGGTTGCGATCATCGCGAATGCGCTAGAGGCACCATCCGCAAAGGGCGGTGGCGAGGGTGAGCCGTTCAACCGGAAGTCCGCGTACCGCTCCGGCTTCGCCATGGGCCTACGGCCGGCTGACGTCGACGCAATGGCGCTGTGGGAGTTCCTGGCGGCCGTGGAAGCGTTTTCGTCGAAGGGCGGCGGGCTGTCCGAGGTGGAAAAAGATGAGTTGTGGGAGTGGATTAGGCAGGATGCCAGGTGAGATACGAAGGTCGGGGCAACGTTGCGGATAGTCGATGGAATGAGAGGCTGATTGCGTCAGTTAATGAAAGCTGGGTAGATAATTCCAGGGTGGCCAGTGCGATTCGCGCCAAAAGGGGGAGGCAGATGACCGTATGTGTGTGCGTAAAGGTCAACGAATGCATGGTATTTGCTTCGGATAGCGCCACATCCATGGATGGATCTGGGAAACTGGACCAAGACGGAAATCCGATACAGCAAGTCTATCGTTATGGAAACAAGCTGTTTCAGATCCACCGTACTCATCCCATCATGGCGATGACATGCGGTATTGGTAACTTTGGAAAAGCGTCGATTGCTACGCTAGCTAAAGAGTTTCGATCAATGATTTCCGACACTGGTGAAACGCCTTTAGGTCCGGGCTATAAGATGAGCACTGTTGCGGAGATGGCTCATGACTTTTTCATAGAAAACCGCTTCAAAAAGGCAAATGAAGCGGCGGATGGTGCAATTACCGGTGGGTTCGAGCTCTGGATTGGCGGGTATTCCGACGGCGAGGAAACACCCGAACTTTGGAAGATTTCAGTCTTCAAGGGCGTACCCAATCAACCAATCCTAGTGGCGAATTCAGATACGGCGGGAGTTTGGTGCGGCGGACAGCCAGACCCGATACTACGGTTGATAAACGGTTTTGGTTGGCGGCTGGACAGCATTCTAAAGGAGAACGACATCACACCAGAATCTCATCCAAAACTCTATGCTAATCTGCCGGCCGCGCTCCACCTCCCTTTAGCTCATCCCCTTATGCCAATCCAAGATGCGATTGACCTCGCCGATTTTCTTGCTGATATGACGAAGAAGGTGTTTCGCTTTCGCGCAGTTCCAGAGTACGTTTCCGGTGATATCGATATTGCAACGGTTACCCGATTTGAACGTTTCCGATGGATAAGGCGAAAGCATTATTATCCACCACAGCTCAACCAGGAGACCGACCATGTCTGACAGAGAGCAGCTTCGACCAGAGCGTGAAGTGATTGGTAAGCCTGATAACGACTCGCCTCTCGTTGTATCTCAGGACGACGCGCAACGCCTGATGTACGAGCAACATTCACCCTTTCCGACCGAAGACGAGCGCGAGCATAATTATCTGCTCAAGAATTCTTGTTGGCACAGTTGATGGAACGATCGTTCCCACCGTCATGGCCTCTTGAAGTCATTTAAAAAGAGGGCGGCCCGACCGTTAGGCTTGGGGGTTGGCGGGGAGACGGTCGGGCCTTACTGCAGGCAAGGCAGTGCGAGAACAATACAAGAACATTGACTGGTGTCAAGTCGAAGCTTGTCAGGGTTCGGAACTGCGGAGAATGTGCGGAGTGGCATTACTTCACAAGCGCTAGGAACCTGACGCCACCAATCGCGAGGCAACAAATCGATGTCGTTACAGAGAGGATCGCCATCCAGCGGACAATGTTTCCGGCTAGTCGCCACCGCTTAGATTTTGGCGTGTCCCTAACGAATGGAACCTCCCAACAATACTCCTCTTCAGACATGGCTTCTGAGAAAAATATCTGACTGAAATACGCGAGGCCGGGTGCAATGACGGTCAAAAGCAAGCTGCAAAACAGCCAAAAGAGAATATCGTTGAACGTGGCTAGGTTCCCCGGCGAACTGGACAATCGCGAGTAGTTAGCGCTGTAGAAGCCTAAAGCAGCGGCAACGCCACCAGCCGCCACTAAAGCTGGCGCTCGCATAGCTCCGTTGGAAAATGCAAGCACTTGTCCACCTGTCTGCTCAAGCGCATTGCGACGAGAATCGTGCGCGCGCTCGGCAGCGCGTATCCGTAGGTCGTATGTTTTTTCGTTTTCAGTCATCGGTGCTAGCCCCCCACGCGTATATCCGGCCCTACCTTCAGCTAGAACGTTAGGACGCTGATAAATCAGCTTCGATCCCGCAGCCTCACGCCCGGCCCGTTGCCATTTTGGTCGATGAACAGGACGCCGGCTGATTCGAGGGCGACTCGGATGGCGGCGAGGTTGTTAACTGAGGGGATCCGGCGACCCTTCTCGAAATCCCGTATGGTGCTTTCGCTCAGATGCGATGCCACTCCAAGCCGCATTTGCGACCAATCCAGCAGACCACGTGCCGCCCTCGATTGTTCTGCCGTGATTGTCATGTTGGCTCCATTGCTCCGAAAATCGTGTAGCACAAACGAAAACCGTTGACATCGTGTAAAATTCACGCTTTACAAGAATCGTAAACGTTTTTCGTTAAGGAGCCAAAGTACATGACTACCTCCGTCACCGCCAAAAACAGGAAAACCGCCAAACGCCTGCCCTGCGTCGAGTGCACCGGCCTTGGCGAGCGTGACACCGGCAACTGCACATGCAGGGAATGCAACCCCGGCAAGCGCTCTGCCGTTCGGGCTATCTTCGATAGCAACGGGCGCTGGCTCGTTCATTGGCGCGAAGCTGACGGGGAGGAGTGGGTTGGCACGTATCGCTTGATCCCGTGTTAGGGTGATCGCCATGGCCAACCATCCGTACTTGAAGGCCGAGGATTTCCGCGATCCAGTTTTTCTCAAAGTGCGCCGCCAGGTCGCATTGCTGCGGCTTCCCTATGCGGAAGGGAAGATGCGGGAACTGCTTCTAGAGTCGGTTCGCATCTACACCGACATGATTGAGGGTCGGTAA